TGGGGGTAAATCAGATGGTAAGATAACCTGTCCATCATGTAACTTTTCATTTATAATTAAAGGGTGACTATGACTGACTTACCAGACAAAGCACTACTCCGGCCCGATGAAGTGGCGAAATACTACTCAGTAGCGAAATCAACCGTCTATGTCTGGATTGAAACGGGGAAGTTAGAAGCTGTAAAGGTTGGCGGTAAGTTGCTTCGCATTCCCCGTGAGGCGTTAGAAAGCTTAGAAAAGCCCTTCATGGAATAAATACTTTCCGGTTAGTCCATTCTCTTACAAGACAAATCCTTTTAACTATGCCACAATTCCACCGTACGCTAACCATATACCAGTAGGTTAAGGCTATGCGGTGAGAATCATTAGAAAAGTAGGCAACTTTATCAAGTCCCTATTCAAGAGCCTTTGGGGGTTCTTTGAATTTAGGGATGTCCTTGTTTATGGTGGGCTCGTAATGCTTGGGTGGGGCCTCCATTTGAAGTGGGGTCTATGGCTTGGCCTCATGATGTGCGGGGTTATCATGTTTATTCTGGGCCTCCTGTGGCCTGTGTTCCTGAGTCTTACGGCAAAGAGGACTAAGTGATGGGCTTTATGTCGGCACTTGAAAAGAGATCCAACCTTGCAACGCCTGAAAAGTGGTTGGTTGATTGGTTCTCTGGCGGGATAGAATCGACCTCTGGCGTTCGCGTTACCTCTGCCACGGCCATGACCTTCGTCGCTGTTTACTCCTGCATTGACATCCTTTCCCGTACAGTCGGGAGCCTTCCCCTCTATCTGTACCGTCGCTTACCTGAAGGCGGCAAGGAATTAGCTAGGAAACACCCCCTTTTCAGGCTTATGAGGCGTGAGCCCAACCCCGAAATGTCGGCTGGGCGTTATCGCTCTACACTCCAGGGCCATCTTGCGTCATGGGGAAACGCATATTCCTACATCGAATGGGGTGGAAACGGCTACCCTCGCGCCCTCTGGCCGCTCCGACCGGACCTGGTACACGTCGAGAGAAAGGCCGGACGGCTTGAATATAAGTACAATCCTATTTCAGGCGAAGGTTTTGAGATCCCCACAGGATACATGCTCCACATTCCCGGCTTCGGGTACGATGGAGTGATGGGATATTCCCCGATCACCCTGGCGCGTGAAGCAATCGGGCTGGGCATGGCAGCGGAAGAGTTTGACGCGCGGTACTTTGGAAGCGGGACACATCCTGGGATGATTATCGAACACCCCGGCAAAGTAGATCCTAAAATAAAAGCTGATCTTAAAAGCTCACTAAAGGAATCATATAGTGGCCTTGGAAAAGCTCATCAAATGATGCTTCTCGAAGACGGTATGAAAGCAAGCCCCATAACAATCAATCCAGAAGATTCACAGCTTTTAGAAACTCGCAAGTTTCAAGTTAATGAAATCGCCCGCCTCTATCACGTCCCCCCGCACATGATCGCAGATGTGGAAAAAACAACGTCATGGGGAACTGGAATTGAAGAGCTGAATATTGGATTTATTACCCACACCATGCGCCCGTGGTTCGTGTTGTGGGAGGAAGAGCTTGGAAGGGCGCTTTTACTGGACAGCGAGAAGGACGAATACTTTTTTGAGTTTGATATGTCACAGCTTTTAAGGGGTGACACCCTCAAACAGATGCAAGCCTGGGTACTGGCGAAGAGAAACGGGATTTACAATGCCGATGAAATCCGTGGATGGGATAATCACAACCCGATTCCCGGCGAGCTTGGGAAAGAGTTTATTATCGAACGTAATATGATTGGTCTTAGTGACATGGGGAAAGACGATGGAGCCTAATTACGAGAAAGAAATTAAACCGAAATATGAGACGCGCAAGGACGGCATAAAAAAAGAGGTGAAGGATCATGGAAAACAGAAAAAACGAGATAGAGTATCGGAATTGGTGGGAGTGCGAGCTAAGGACTGATGCCGACGATAAAGGCGTGCGTCATATTGTCGGATATGCCGCTGTCTTCAATTCCTTATCTGAAGACCTTGGAGGCTTCCGGGAGAAGATAGACCCTGGAGCGTTTGCCGATACGATTAATACAGACGATATACGTGCGCTTTGGAATCACAATTCGAGTTACCCGATAGGAAGGAAAAAAAGCGGAACACTTACCCTCTCAGAAGACCAAAGGGGGTTGAAAATTGATGCAGTACCCCCTGATGCACAGTGGGCACGTGATCTTATGGCGTCTATTGACCGTGGCGATGTCGATCAAATGTCCTTTGGCTTCAGGACAATCGACCAAATGTGGGAAGGCGAGTACCCAGACGAGATCAGAACCCTCATGAAGGTACAGCTTTTCGATGTTTCCCCGGTCACATTCCCGGCTTATCCAGACACAGAAGTCGGGCTTCGGTCCTTGGAAGAGTATAGGACGGCTAATAAAATAGAAGATGAAGGCAATAAGGCGGATGATTATCTGATCGGCCTGAGCATACGTAGGAAGAGATTAAAAATCAAAGAAAGACAAATGAAGGAGGACTAAGCTATGAACGAGAAGATCAGATCGTTGCTCGCAGACAGAGCAAAAGTAGTAGCCGATCAGAGAGCGATGCTTGACAAGATGGACGAAGAGAAACGCGACCTCTCGGCTGATGAGAACATCAACTACGAGAACATGGATACGGAAGTGGATCGCATCACCCGCGATATTGAACGGGAGAAGACCCTCGAGACGCGGGAGAAGGAAATTGAAGATCCCGCGAACGTATTCAAGGCCGAGCCCGAAGGTACAAGGGAAGAGGTCAAGCCCCTTGAATACCGTGGGATGAAGATCAATGTCCCTGCGGACTCTGAAGTACAGCAGAGGGCGTGGAACACCTTCCTGACCCGGGGGATTCAGGCAGTGGGAGGCGATGAACTCCGAGCGCTTCAGGCCGATGCCGATATATCCGGCGGTTTCCTCGTAGCCCCGCCTCAGTTTGTATTGAAGCTGATCCAGGCGATGGATGATGAAGTTTTTATCCGTGGCATGGCCACTGTTTACCCCGTGACGAAAGCCGAATCTCTCGGCGCCCCGTCCCTGGATACCGACCCCGCCGATCCCACATGGACCGCTGAGATTGCCACCGGAACCGAAGACAGCTCAATGGCCTTCGGAAAACGGGAACTGAACCCCCACCCCCTGGCGAAACTCATTAAGGTATCTGAAAAACTGCTTAGAGTTTCCGCGATGGATGTGGAAAGCCTTGTTACTGGACGGCTGGCTTATAAGTTTGGTATCACTGCCGAAAATGCCTATCTCAACGGTTCAGGCTCCGGCCAGCCGATGGGAGTCTTCACGGCGGCCACCGCAGGCTTTGGAATCAGCACTTCACGCGATGTTGCAACCGGAAACGCTGCAACGGCATTCACCACTGACGGTTTGATGGAAGCTCTTTACAGCCTCAAGGGTCAGTATCACGCTCTTGCTACATGGATCTTCCACCGCGACGCAATCAAGAGGCTGCGGAAGCTGAAAGACGGCGAAGGCCAGTACATTTGGAACCCCGATATGAAGGGTGGACAGCCTGATATGGTTTTGGGTCGTCCCTATAAGATGTCGGAATATTGCCCGAACACATTCACCTCTGGCGAGTATGTCGGGATTATCGGCGACTTCAAGAACTACTGGATAGCCGATGCGCTAAGCATGAGGATTCAAAGACTCAATGAACTGTATGCGGCCACGAATCAGGTTGGTTTTATTGGCCGGCTTGAGAGTGATGGAATGCCCGTACTCGAAGAAGCTTTCGCCCGTGTAACGCTGGGCTAATTAAAAATGGCGGGGTGAAACTCCCCGCCTCACTAAAATAGGAGGTTAAAGAAATGGAATATTTAAGCAATAAAGTAAAAATTGAATATGCTGGAGCTTTGATTACATCGGCGGATGACACTGACAGCGACAGTACCGTATATGACATGAGTGGTTTTGATGGCGTCTTGTTTTTCACGGTCATTACAACCGGCAATGCTACTGGAGTGGCTACTCTGACTGTTGATGAAAGCGCGACA